AGCGAGTGCCATTGGTCAATACTTGAACTGATTTACCCCACAAGCGGTTGATTCCATCCACCCAGTCCAACAGGCTGGGATTCAGCAAAGGCTCGCCACCAAGTATGGTAACACGCTGTAGTCTAACATGCCGAGCCCATTCAGTATATTGTGCCTGATGGTCGGCCCAATTTTGCCAACCTTTGAAATTGTGATCGTTGAATCGATTGCAATTTGAACAGGCCAAATTGCAGACATTGGTTATGTAAAATTCTATATTGGGTATAAAAACACGAGGATCACTAGGATCCTCGTCTGGTATTGTGTACATGTGCTTATTTACCAGGCCTTGAGTATGACCAAGTTCTCAGTTCCACGTCCGTTAAACGGAGTTTCTGTTGTGGATAGATCTTTGTAGATCTTACGTGCTGCCGGCTTGCCTGCGGCTTGCACGGCCTTCACAACATCTGCTGGCTTGCGCACAGTTTTTTGCATGGTCTCAATGGTGCTGAAGCCAATGATGCTGTTGCTTTTCACAGTGAATGCCTGTGTGTGGCTGTCGGCCACAAGATGAATCAACTTGCGCTTCTTGGTGTCGTACAACCAGGCTTCGGCTTTGTCCACAAGACTTGCGGCCGGCAAGCCTTTGAGCTTGAGCTCTGCAAATTCCATCATGACCTTGAATTTTGCGGCACGTTTCTCAGGTGGCACTGACTTGACCTTGCGTGGTTTGCGTTCTACTTTTTTAATCTGCACATACGCACCGCAGTCATTGACTACTGCTTCGCAGAACTTCACAAGATTACGCATTTGAATTTTGCTGAGGTGACTGTAGCCTTCGACCAATTGGGCATCCTTGCCTTCAATCACAGTTTCAAACTCTGCAAGTTTGTGCTTCCACAAGTTGGCAATGTCCGAAATCATCTGCGGTGCCACGTTCAGGCCGCGGATCACCATGATAGGCTTGTAGTCTGCTGACATCTTAGCACCGGCTGTGACAAACTCATCAAACATGCCATCCAGTTCACCAGCACATTCTGATACCTTTTCACGCAGGCGGTCCTGAATGTTGGGCTTGGCCACCGCAGGTGCAACTTCCGCTACCACAACTTCGGGTTCACGAGCAGTCAATATTTCTTGGATATAGCCTTCTAACCTGACTGTTTCTGTGTCTGTAAGTTCCAAGCCCACCATGCTCATGCGGCACAGCCATGCAGTGGTCAGTCTGACTGCTGAATCAGGCACGCCTTTCAATGCACGGACATCTGCTTTGCGTCCATTATGCTCTAAATAAGCCACCAGCATTTCACGTGCATCCTTTTTGCCATAAAAGTAATTGTACCATGAAAAGGCAGCACTGAGTTGGCTGGTTCGATCGTCTGTGGGTTGCACCCGCCAGGTGGGTTCGAGTCCTGTGTATTTGGTATCAGGACTGCGGGGGTTCAGTGGCTTGACAGCGGCTCGTGTGGCGTTCATGGGGGCTCCTGTAGGTTGTGTGTAATTATAGCAGAATGGCAATTGTTGGTCAATCCCAAAGCCCTTTCGGGCTCAGGGTCTTAGAACACATGCCCTTTAAATTGCTCATAATCATAAAATGCAACCAAAGTACTACCACGGAAAAACACTGTGACACCGCCCAAATCCTCGCGCACATCTGCCCCTGTAGTCTCTGCAATAAAGTCCATGGCACGAGTCTCAAGTGCTTCCATCAAGTCATCACCGGTAGCATTGTAACTGGCAAGAGCCTCTGCTTCATAGTTAATACTATAGTTTGGTGCTACACTGTTTATCATCTCATCATGCAAATTGGTAACTAAATCACTCATTGCCGGCTCCTTTGTTGTTAAGTCCTTATTATAACATTTTGGGCATTATTGGTCAACCAGACACAACTGCAAAATTCTGCTATAAATACACCATGCCAAGATTAAGTATGTACCGGCCTAACCGGACCCGAGATTATCAATTTTTAGACCGCACCATCAGCGAACAATACACAGTTGGCGGTCTTGATATCTATGCCCACAAATATTTAGGCCCTCAAACCGGAGGCCAGGATTCTACATTCTCAGGCAATTTTGATGCCACTCAGCCCATTTATGAAGATCAAAGCGCCTTAAACATCCAGGATTTGCTGTTGCTGGAGAATCGAGACAGAACCTATGATCCTGACATTTATGTCATGCGCGGTGTGTACAACACACAGGATGTGGATTTTGACCTAACACAATTTGGCCTGTTCCTCAACAACGACACCATATTCATGACGTTTCACTACAACGACATGATTGACACTTTTGGGCGCAAGCTCATGAATGGCGATGTGCTAGAAGTTACCAATTTGAGAGATTACAATCCGCTGAATTCAGCATTGCCTCGCAGTCTGCCTAAATACTATGTGGTGCAAGATGCTGATTTTGCAAGTGAAGGGTTTTCAGTAACCTGGTTACCACATTTGTGGAGAGTCAAAGCCACCCCCATGGCTGATTCACAAGAATTCAATCAGATTACCAACCGACCTTTTGTGGCCGAATATATTTGGGATCCGGGCGATTACTATCCAGCAGGGTCTGTGGTCAATTCAGGTGACATTTATTTCCGATCCATTCGTAACGTTCCGGCAGGCGTAGACATTACTGACTCGTCTTATTGGACTGCGTACACGCCGCCTACCATCAGCGACCTACAAGGTACCAGAGTCAAAGACACTCAAATCAATGATGCTATCCTGATACAGGCTGATTCTGACGTGCCACTCAGTGGTTACGATACCACACAATTTTACATCGTGCCCACGCGGGACGACGGACAACCTGCCAATCCTGCAACATTGACCAATCAAGACGGGGACACTGTGGATGGCACACAAGGTGGCATGAATGTGACTCCACGTGCTGATGGATACACAGCCGGTTATCTCACTGGTGATGGTGTTCCTCCCAATGGCCTGCCGGTCACTGCTGGGGTGCAATTTCCTGTGAATCCTGTGGCAGGGGACTATGCATTGAGATTGGATTACCTGCCCAACAGACTGTTTAGATACAATGGCCGAGCCTGGGTCAAGATCGAAGAAAAGGTACGCACTAATTTAAACAACGGTCCTGTGAACAATACTTTACGCAGTGGCTTTGTGAACAATACATACACTGTGCCTACCACAGACATGGGCAACATCCCCGGCAGACAAAGTCTCAGTGAAATACTCAGACCTCGAGCAGACAATGGTGATCAAAATGGCAACAAGCCGGCCAAGCCGTATCCGCCTACTTACCCAGGACAAAAGTCGAGTTAACTCATGCAACAATTTTTTTATGACGCCCAAATACGCCGATTTTTACTGCAATTCACCAGAATTTTTAGTAACTTTCAAATTGAATACGGTAATGAAACTGACGGTGTGAACAATGCTGCATTGCTACGTGTGCCTGTGCGCTATGGTGACGCTAGTAGAAACGCACAAACCATTATTCAAGATAACTCACGCAACAGTTTGCCATCCACACCGCTGATGACTTTTTACATCACTGCATTAGAGTATGATCGTCCCCGAATGCAAGAACCTTATCATGTGAGCAACATGAGTGTGCGCCAGCGCACCTATGATGAGGCCACACAAAGTTTTGAAACCACACAAGGCAATGCTTTTACCATTGAACGTCTAATGCCAGTGCCTTATCGACTGACCATAAACCTAGACATCTGGACTTCAAATACCAATCAAAAAATGCAGTTGCTGGAACAAATTGTCACTCTGTTCAATCCCAGTCTTGAAATTCAAAGCACTGACAACTTTATTGACTGGACCAGTTTGACTGTGCTAGAGCTGGATAGTGTGACCTGGAGCTCGCGTACCATTCCCATTGGCACAGAAAATCCCATTGACATAGCCACGTTAAAATTTGGACTGCCAATTTGGATTTCAAGTCCGGCCAAGGTCAAGAAATTGGGTGTGGTCGAGCGCATAGTGAATTCTATCTATGACAGTCAAGGCGATTTGAATGATGCTGTGACTAATAATGATTTGTTGCTGGGCACACGACTATTGGTCACTCCTTGGAATTACAAAATTGTTGTGATTGAAAACAAAATACAATGTTTGTATGCACCTACTATTGTGCCCGACGGCAGTTTGGACACATTAGTACCCACACAAATTGTGGCCGGCAGCAGTTTGTTGTGGCCCACCTTGATCAGTGCGTATGGTGTTTATCGTCCAGGAATCAGTCAAATCAGACTGGATCAACAAGATGGCTCGGTAATTGTGGGCACCATTGTGATTGATCCCAATGATGACCGCCTGGTGCTGTTCAACGTTGATCCAGACACTGCGCCAGCCAATACCCTGGCGCCCATTGATGCTATTATCAATCCCCTGGTCAGCAGTCCCGGCAATGGCTTGCCTGTGGCCGTTCTAGGTCAACGATATCTGTTGACTGAAGGCACTGGTTCACATGATCCCGAAAGCGCAGCTCAGGCCTGGTCTGGCACAGGTGGTCAACCCCTGGTGGCTGACGCCAATGACATAATTGAATATACTGGCACAAGATGGCGTGTGGTTTTTGCCAGCGTTGGGCAAACTGATTTACAATATGTGACTAATATTGTGACCGGCACTCAATACGAATGGGCCGGTGCTTACTGGATCAAAAGCTACCAAGGTGAATATGTTGGCGGAACCTGGAGCATTGTGCTTTGAAAGCAGTGGGTGTTTGGTTTCGTAGCGGTGCCACTGGCAGGTATCTTTACCTGTTGCGCAACGATGACCGGCACCCAGGTGCCTGGGGACTGCCCGGGGGCAAGGTAGAAACTGGTGAAACTTTGTTGGGTGCCATGGAACGAGAGTGCATAGAAGAACTGGGATTTTTTCCTGACTACACTCGACTGGTTCCTTTGGAAAAATTCACCAGTGCCGACGCACAATTTGAATACAACACCTGGGTGTGTGTGGTCGCTGATGAATTTGTGCCGGTGTTGAATTACGAACACCTGGGCTATGCCTGGATCGATCCAGGGCAATGGCCCAGGCCCATGCATCCTGGCCTGTGGTCAACCATGAATATAGAAGCTGTGCAAGACAAGATTGCACTGTTGGAAAAACAAAAACCCGCATAAGCGGGTTTTTTGTGGCAGTTGCAATTACACTCGCCCAACCACAATCTCAATTGTGCCTGACTCGCCGTCAAAGTCTTCAAGTGCTTTGCCAATCACTGTGCTCACGGCAGGATTGGCTTCGGCACGTGCTGCACCATTGCCTGCTGACACCATGCTGTCACCTTTGCGTACTGTGCCTGTTACTAAACATGGCACACGACCTGTCAAGGCCACTATGGCCACATGCTCGCTGGCTAGGTCTGAATTCATGGTATAAGCAGGATTGGTAGATACCACACCTGCCACACGACGATCTGCGTCTGCGTGACTCATGGTAACTTCTTGTGCGCCACCAAAGCTCAACACAGTGCCTGGTGCATAGTCTGCATCGGCTGTGTATTTTTCTGCCAAGTCGGCGTACTGTGCTGTGGTTGCTTTGGCAAATACTGTGTTAAATGTGGCACCAGAAGCTCCAATATTACCAACACCATTAGTTCCGCCGTTAATGATAGCTGTCAACGGGCTGCCTGTGATAGTGTGTGCTCCAGAACTCAGTGCACCACTAACTGTCAAACTGCTGAGTGTACCCACTGAAGTAATATTGGGCTGCGCTGCTGTTGTAACTGTGCCAGCTGTGGTAGCTGCTCCAGTCAATGCACCCACAAAGGTGGTTGATGTCACACTAGACAATCCGGTCACAGTGGTCACTGTGGCGCCCAGTGTCAGTGCGGTGCTGCCTAATGTTACAGCAGCATTGGCCAGGCGAGCTTGTGCCAGTGTGCCTGAACTAATATTTGTGGCACTTATACTACTAACGTTAGCGCCTGATCCATTCAGCGTACCATTGATGTTGCCACCAGTGACGTTGCCTGTGGCTGAGATCAATCCACTTGTTAACACATTGCCACCTGTGATGTTGGCAGCTGACGTAATGGTTGATGTTGCTGAAATCAATCCACCTGTGAGTACATTGCCACCAGTGACGTTGCCTGACACTGATACTGTGGTACCTGTGTGTGTGGTGGCATTGACATTGGCTCCGCCCAGGATGTTGCCACCAGTGATGTTGCCCACAGCACTTACATTACCGCTTGATACCCAAGCATTGGCTGAGTTGTTGTATAACCAAGTGATAAACGCATTGCCAATTGGACCAACTTCAATACCACCACCATTGGCCGCTGCGCCGTTGATGGCATTGTTGGCATAGTTTACTGTCAAGTCGTTGGTGCTGACCACATTGGAGTTGATGGTAGTTGTGTTGCCGTTGACCTGCAGGTTGCCGTTGATCACGACTAAGCCAGCGTTACCGGTGGTGGCTGGATCAATGGTAATTGTTGAATTTGCACTGTGAATTACATCTGAATCAATTCTGATGTTACCTACAAGTAGGTTGCCACTGGCACTCACAGAAGCGGCGCTTACCGCGGCACCTGTGACCAAATTGCCGCCTGTGATATTACCACTGGCTGCTACTGAAACTGCTGAGACTGCGGCACTGCTGATGACGTTGCCACCAGTGATGTTGCCACTGGCTGCTACTGAAACTGCTGATACTGCGGCACTGCTGATGACGTTGCCGCCTGTGATATTACCACTGGCTGCTACTGAAACTGCTGATACTGCGGCAGTGCTGATGACGTTGCCACCTGTGACATTGCCACTGGCTGCTACTGAAACTGCTGATACTGCGGCACTGCTGATGACGTTGCCGCCTTGAATGTTGCCAGTTACACTGACAGTTGTACCTGTATGTGTGGTGGCATTGACATTGGCGCCACCCAGAATATTACCACCAGTGATGTTGCCTGTGGCTGAAATCAAGCCACCCGTTAGTATGTTACTCT